CTTCGATAGCTCCGCAAGGAGTGAAGCTTCAAAGGTTCTCATTCACAAAAGCTAAGGCTTTAGGAGTGAATAACTTATGATCTAAATGAATCAAGTCCCAATAGGAACTTGGATTTTTACGAACATAAGTTACCATCTTCTTGGCTTCAGCTAATGTTATAGAGGGTTCTTTGTTCTTACGCATAGGTATTCTCCTTTACGTAGGAAATGGCTTCATCGAGACTAAGTCTACAAATGAAATACACCAGATCCGGCCTGTGCTGATTCAGGATGGTACTTTCCACCCTGTACAGCCCAGTCGATCGAATAGAAAACTCGATTTGTTCGAGCTCTCGTTCGAGCGTACCCAGATATTGGTGCTCCATTAAGTAGAATGTCGCGACTAGAAGCGGGCTCCCATAGAAGTCCAAGAACGGACTTCCGGGAAGCTGCGTATTCAGACACAGTCCGAGCTTGCTCATGACTGTGCTTGCTGGAAAAGAAATCCAGCAACGCAGCATATCCCTCTCGTGGTCTCTTTTGAGGTCGGTCAAGTATTGACCAAACTCGGACCTCGTACCGATGAAGGCTAGAATTCCATCTTGTTTCAAGATGTGATTCATAGCCGCCACTATACGAGGTGAGACCCCGAAACCCAGTATCGTATGGACCCACGATCCTAAGTCTACGTCTTTCACGTAGAGGAAGTAGGTCGAAACAGGCTGTTGAAGCATGCCAATATCCTTTTAAATAGAGGTTGTTGGTTATGTCTACTACAGCCTGGCACGATGCCGGGCTGTCAGCAACTATGCACTTGGGCTTAACGGGGGTTACATCGTAACCCATAAAACCGTCAGTACCACATGATTCCCTAAAGTGACCGCGAACGTAGCTCTTAGCGACGTTTACTTTCAACTGAAGGAGATTCATGATGCGCAATAGTCGCTCATACCCGTGTGCAGGCAATATAATATCATCGCCGAACACACGAACCTGTGAACGAAGTTTCCAGATCGATTGTGGAGTTATGTCACCATCTAAGCTTGCGCCTAGAGCGATGCATAACATAACAATCGACATTACTGGGAATGTCGTAGCAGTACCCTGCGAGGCGAACTTTTTAAGTTTTAAAAAGCCCTTATCTTCATGAATTTCGTCACGAAGATACCTCGTACGTGCGGCGTGCAGAGCAAATAAGATAGAAGGATTACTTCTAAATATACGCTCCACGGTCCAACACGTAAGACGGTCACTGGCGTCCGATAAATCGACGGTCGCTAGTTTCCTATCTCGGGAAGCTGACAGTACCATATCGGCTGATTTCGATTGATCTCGAAAATCTATGAAACTAGTCCCGAAGGACTTTCTCATAGCATGTTCGAGAAATCTCCATGTAAGCTGCTGACACCACTGATGTGATGTCGGTTCAGCCGCAATGAGTCTAGGACCTTTAGAGGTCTTAGGCACCGAAATTAGACGACTCGCCACCTCATGATTGAGAGGACGATCCCTAGGATCATTAGCGTTTTTAGCGCAGTGATCGAAGGGAAAGGCATTGTCAAGCTTGTGCGGCCAGTATGGAAATTGGGATTTCTCCCAATTCTTTAACCGTTCCGCAACTGCACCAGGTCCATGTTTAAAGCCTATAGCTCCGGTTTCTTGTTCCACTTCAATCGAATATTGAAGAGGATCATAGGTACCGAGGCTATGAGAAATAAAGTCCGCAACCTTTTGGACTTTATTGAGGAGTGCTTGGTCAACCGTGTTCTGATAAACCTCTCCATCAGTTCTTTTGGATCTGAATAGAGGTAAACTCTTAACACTGGTACCGTCAACAGCTTGTGCAAGATGCAACAAACTGCAACGGGAGTTCCAAGCACGCATCGAAACCTCGGAGGTAGTGTCAACCCTTAGTTCCTCATCGTTAGACGAAGGACTAAGAAGAAGACTACTATCACCGTGATCGAGACTGCTAATATCGCAAGCTCGATCGTATAGGTCCTCTCCTCGAGGCGATCCATCTGCATTACTGTTGATGGATGTTCCTCTTGAAGAAACTTGTTCGATGCCGAGTTCATCGGAATGCCAACCAAGGGTTGGTTCCCGTAGAACGCGTTCGATGTCATGGTAAGCTCCTACGACTAATTGTTTACGGTCGAAAGAGCATCCCACCTCTAATTTCTTTCCGATAACTAAAAGCTGTCGGAGAAAAGCTAGAGCAGTGACATCTACCTCATGCTTTAAACAAGCATCTTTGTCAAAGACACGAATCCAGAGTCCCGCGTAACGCCCTGGCACCTGGATCCTCTTAGAGACCGCAGAAGAAAGCGGTCCTACGAGGACAAGTCGTCCCTCCTCCACACCTCGC